CGCTGATCCAGATAGTATTTTCTGGAAAGTCAGAATGTTTATTGATAACTTGCCTATGGATTTTTTGCCTGCTAACCATACTCAAGGGCGGAAGGGTATGCTCGTACCTAACCCAGGAAATAAAGCTGTAATTAAGGGTGATATTGGTGATGAGATAGGTCGTGGTGGTCGCGCAGGTATTTACTTCGTTGACGAGTTTGCTCACCTTGAACACCCTGATATGGCAGAGAGTGCTCTTTCTGCTAATACAGATTGTCGGATATATGTTTCGACTGTTAATGGCCCAGGTAATCTGTTTTACCGTCTTCGACACTTTCTTTCGACTAAGCAGATTTTTATCTTCGATTGGAAAGATGACCCAAGGAAAAGGCTTAATCCAGATATACCAGCTGAAGAAGAGCCTTGGTATGTAAAACAGAAGAGGGACTTGCTTCCTACAACCTTGGCCTCGCAAGTTGATCGTAATTATCACGCAGCTTCGGCAAGTAACTTCCTTGGTGAAGATGGGACTGAGGGTTTGAAAGCAGCTATGGCACGAGGTGTGACCAGTGTTACGCAGCCAGATACTGTGTGTTGGAAACTGGGTGTTGATGCGGCTGGTATGGGTAATGATGAAATCATCATTTGGGCCAGGCGTGGGCGTCTTAATCTAATGCCCGAAGTATATCAGAAAGTAGATGGTGTACAGCTCGCAGGTCTTATTGAGCATAAAGTAGATTTGTTACTCCAAACAGGTCCGATTGACCTGATCTCAATTGAAAGGGATGGCCCAGGTGGTAGTGCAGCGGATCAATTAAAATACGGACGGTATGCTTCAATCGTGCGGGCTGTCCATACAGGAGCAAAGTTAAAAGATGGTAAGAACTATAATCTACGTGCTTATCTTCATCAACAAGCTCTTGATTATATAGTCGATCAAGAATGTGTTCTGCCTAACGATAATATATTCGAAGGCCAGGCTACAGCTATTCAGGCGTCTTATAAAGGTGGCTTGCTCCTTATCGAATCGAAAGACGAGTACAGAGCACGCTTTGCTCTTGGGCGTAGTAAGCAGGAAAAAGCTGCCTCAAAATCCCCTGACAGATGGGATGGATTTATGTTAACCTTTACTCCGTCACGGGCTAAGCCCATTAAACAAATTCAAAATGATAGTGAATTTTTTCCCCAAAGAACAAAAGCAAATTGGAAGGCTCAAGATGCAGTTATGGGCTATTAACAATACGTTTTGCATGGGGCAAAACGTACATACATGAACTATGGTTAAGAGAGACTTATGCCAAATATATTTGAATTACCTGAAGACGATCTTGAGCATCTAGCTGGGTCTCTTATAGAAGAGAGAGATAAAGCTGCTAAGAGTTCAGCTCGTAAGAAACTGGAAACTGTGTGGGCAAAAGCCAGACGCCAATACCAAACGGGTTCTTCTATGGAACCTGGTCAAGCGGGTAAAGATGGTGTACAGTATGAAAAGAGTACGAACTTAGACGGCCCTCTTACTGCATTTAAAGAAGAAAGTGTAAAGCAAGGTTCTACTGTTTCTGTTAATATTACACGTCCATACACTAATGCAGGCACAGCGCAGATTGCGAATATCCTCTTGCCGACAGGTCGTTTGCCTTTTAAGCTTGACCTGACTGCAGTTAGTGATCTGGAAGCGCTTCGTGGTGTTATCGAAAATTATCCACAGCTTGCAGAGATACTGGAAACTCTTTCACCTGCAATTGCTCAGAAATTACAAACACCTGAAGATGAAGCTGAGGCCGCATTGGAAATCGCTTCTAAACTTATTCGTGATTGGCTGGAAGAAACTCATTGGGCAGGTACTGTTCGTAAGCAATTGATAGAATCTGGGCAGGTTGGTACAGGTGTGCTTAAGGGCCCGTTTCCAAAATCTCGTCGAGTTACAGCTGAGGTTAATGAATTGCTTGACAAATTACCTACAGCATTTGAAAAGCCTGAGCTTGGTCAGTTGCTTCAGTCTGAACTTCGTACTCTACTCGCCTATGCTCCGGCAACAGAAAGTATTAAGGTAGAGAATTGCTATCCTGATCCTGATTGTGGATCAGATCCTCAAAACGGAAGGTTCTTTTACGAGCGTGTGTGCGAAGTTACTAAGCGTCAATTACGCGAGTATCAAAAGGAAGATAGCTATAATGGAGCACAAATTACAGCCTGTTTAGATGAATCTCCTATAATCTTTGGCGAGACTAAAGCAAATAAGAAAGGCCCTTATGAGCTTTGGATTCGGACTGGGCAATTAGACTTTACCCCAGAAGCAGGGGATGGGAATGAAAAGCAATCATACGGTTTCCAGGTTACCATTCTTTGTAATGAACGGATTATTAAGAGTGAAAAGTTTTGGTTAGATAATACCATCTTCCCATACTGGTTCTTGAACTGGGAGCCACGTGAAAGTTCTTGGGCTGGTATTGGTATTCCTGAGCAAATTGAAACACCTCAACGAGGCTTGAACTCTTCTGTACGTGCACTGATGGATAACATGGCATACTCTGTTGGCCCGCAGGTTCTTGAACAAGATGGGGTAATTGAGCCTGTAGATGGAGATTGGCAACCCTACCCGTATAAGCGTTGGAAGATTACAAGTGGTTTACCCGGTGTGGATGCCACAGTTGAAGCAAAACAGGCCCTGGTCTTTTTAGAATTCCCTAACTATCTGAATGAGATTATGCCTGTTATCAGCTGGTGGTTAAAGATGGCTGAGGATACAACGGGTCTGTCACTCCTTCTTCAGGGTAAAGCGGTTACTGAGGCAGTGGGTGTAAGTCAGCAACTCATGGCTAATGCTACCACGAATTTACGCCTTGTTATTAAAGAGTGGGATGATCATACGTGTACTCCACTTATTTCTGCATACTACTTATGGGTGCAGCAATATGGACCTGTATCGGCTAAAGGAGATGCAGTAGTTAAACCACTTGGTTCTGCCGCTTTGATTGTGAGGGAGCTGCAGCAGCAAGCTCTTCTCCAGATTGGAGACAAAGTTGTTCAACCTATCTATGGCAAATCACCTAAGAAATGGATGGACTTGTATTTGGAAGGTTTCCAGGTTGATCCTGAAACGTTGAGCTTGGACGATGAAGAACGTAAGATGCTTGAAGACGCAGCTAACGAAAAGGATGTGAAGGTTGTTGTTGCTGAAATTCAATCTGAATCTAATCGTTATCGAGCTGATCTTAAGAACTCGTTTGACGAACTTCAATTAGCTGTTGAAGCGCAGCTTGAAACTATGGCAGCAGAGAATGCTACAAGTGCAGAAAAGCTTGGGGCACAGGTTAAAGTGTTCCAGGAATTACTGAAAACAGGTCAATCACCAAAAGCAGCTGCAGGTGCAGTCACACCTGAACCTGAACCTGAGCCTGACGGGGCTGTTGTAGATGCGGCACTTGACTCATTGGAGCAAATATGAAACCTAATGCTATACCCACTATGGACCTGTCAAAGTGTATGGCCCTCGCGCCAACTTCAGGCTTATATATTGACCCAATAAAGGTGTTGCAATATCTCGATGAACGTGCTATATTGTTGGCAGAGCGAACAGCTCAACCGAAACTGGATGCGTTATCAACGGAGTTGTTACGCGGCCATAGACAAGAGGCTTTAGCCTTCCTAAATGAACTTAAAAAGGTAATAAAAAATGCCCAACCCACTACAGAATGAAGAAGGTGAATTAGAACCTAACCCCGATGCTTTAGGTGGTGAAGGTGAAGGTGAAGGTGAAGGTACCGGTGAAGGAGAAGGAGAAGTTATTCCTCCTTACCTCCGTGATCTAACTGAAGACGATGTATATGATCGACTGACTCGGATGAACGAGTTCCAACCGCAAATGACTGCGATGGAATCTCGTCTAAACGGTGGCGTGAATGACGTTGCTACTCGGTTATCTGCTTATGAAAAAGGGCTGCCTACTCAGGCGGCTTTCGATAGTGAAAAACTAATCAAGGGCCTGGAGGCCTACGATCCAAAGCTTGCAGAAGTTTTGGGCCCCCTGTTGCAGGATGCATTTCAAGTTAACGCGCTGGATGAAACCACACTGCGCCCGCACCTCGATCCTATGCAGGACTCGATGCGGAAGTATGTTGGAGAACAGTTAGTTATGTCAGCCTATTCCCCCGAGGCTATAGCAGAAATTATTCCTGCTGTGAAAGACGGGCGATTCGTGCCGGAAGGACAACGGCAGAAAGACTTCGCTGATTGGTACGGGCAGCAGGGTTATGAAACCCAGCAAGCTTTGTTATCATTTGGTGCTCCTTACATTAATGCTTTGCGAAGCTTTGAAAAGTGGGAAACAACCAGGAACACGCAACGAGCTGATGCATCAGTGTTGAAGCAAGGCCAACTAGAGGACGGTCAGGTACCGTCAGGCCAAAATCGCAAACCAGCCCAGCCTAAGAAGCTTTCTGATTCGGAAGCTTTCTTGGCGGGATTTAATGAAATAGCAGAACAGGGGTAAACTAATGCCAGGTCAAAATTATTCAACGCAAGTCGGTCGCCATGAGAAGTACAAAGGGCGAATACTGGCCAAAGCGCAAACGCAGGAAATGCTGACGAAACTCGGCACGCAGGAAGAAATTCCACAAAACAGCTCGGAGCTGATTGAGTGGATGCGGTTCCTTCCTTTTGGTGGTGTGGACAATCAGTGGCTTGCTGCTGGTGGTGACACCGATTTTATCAACAAGCACATTGTGCAAGAAGGTGTTACACCGTCAGCCGACTCCATCGCTTGGACTACGCTTTCAGCCACTTTGCAGCAAATCGGTTGCCTGTATTCCTACACGGACAAGAAGAAGTACGTGCATGAAGAAGGCAATACTGTTCCTCCTGAAATGGAAGACCAGGCCGCGGCTCGTATCGTGCTTGCTCGCGAAATGATGACCTACGGGGAAATGAAATCCTGTACTAATCAATTCTTTGGTGGCGCAGGTACTACCATTGGCACTGTGAACGGCCCGCCTGACAAGGCAATGTTCCAGCGCATTTCACGTGCCATCCTGGGTGCACACGGTATCACGGTCAACAAGATGTTGAAGTCTGGCCCTGATTTCGGTATGCAATCTGTTCAAGCTTCCTGGCCTGTC